TACTCAAAAAAGAATGGAAGAATTTGAAGATGATTCTGAAAGTTTTAAAAATTTAACTTCAGATTTAGATCATGTGTTTAGTCAGTATTTAAGAAACAGATATGCTGATAAAACAGGTATCGTAGAATGTTATACTTGTGGTGGTAAACATAAGGTTGCAGAAATACAATGCGGACATTTTATGAGTAGGGGTAATTTAGCAACTAGATGGATGGAAGAAAATTGCCGACCACAATGTATGGAATGTAATTACTTTAAAACAGGTAATATTGAAGAGTTTGAACACAAGCTACATGAAGAAAATGGAGCTTTAGTTGAATACTTAAGAGAAACAGCAAGACAACCAGTAAGACCTACAAGAGATGAGCTAAAAGGTTTGATCCTAGAATACAGGGCAAAGCTAAACTTGGTAAAAAAGAAATTTATTGAAAAATAATTTGTATTTTTACGGTGGTTATCATAGTTTGTACGGTTTATAGTTTCGCCCCCTATTTTAAAACGATAGGGGGTTTTTGTCGCTTATAAATGAGCCGATTGTCGCTCAAATACGGCTCAATGTTGCCTTATTGGGTAACTTTTATGATTGATAAGTTCGCTATTAGTAAACTTTTGCCTGAATTTTACCGAAAATCCTATGCAGATTTGACAAAGTTTGTAATATAGTCAGGGCTAATCCTGTTAATTGTTGTAACATAGTTAGGGGTAGATATGTTACTGATTTATATAGGATTGTAACAAAATTTGTTAATTGTTTAAATTGGGCTTGTTAAATGTCGGTAGTAATACTACCCTAATAGCAAAAAATGTAAACTATGCAAGTTTTGATAGTGTTCACTTATTTCGGTTGTTCATGTTTCGTGAACATAACCAATAAATGAACAGTCCGCTTAAATCGGACAAACCACCGAATTGATATGATATTGGGGAACATAATCCCCAAACTGTTGCATAAAATGCAACGATTGAAATTATAAAATCTTGTTGTAGCTAAATTATAATAATCTGCTTTAAAGTAACATATAGGTATTTTTATTTTAGTTTAAATGATAAAGTAAATTAGTCAAGCTAAATATTTACAAATAAAAAGCTATTGCTTTACTTTTTTCCTTATATTTGCTAAAAAGTAAAGTTATGATATATTTTATAAAGCATACCGATTATGTTAAAATTGGCTATACCGATAGAATTAAATTAAGATTAAGCACATTACAAGTAAGTTGCCCTGTTAAATTAGAAGTACTTGGTTTGATTGAAGGCAATAGAGAAGATGAAAGGAATTATCACAAAATGTTTAAACCTGCTAGTAGTAGTGGGGAATGGTTTGAATACAATACCGAATTGCAAATATTTGTTGAAGGATTAAGCGATGATTTATTATGGAAATATGGATTTGGCAAAGATGCCTTTACTCCAATAGGTCTTATTAAACAATGCAGATTAGAGAAAAAAATGAGTATGGAAGAACTAGGCGAAAAACTTGGCATTACAAAACAAGGTGTTTTGGATATGGAACGCAGAGATGCTCAAGGCAATATAACCATTGGTGCTATTCACAAAGCATTATTAGCTATGGGGTATAAATATCAAAATAGGGCAAAGTAAGAAATTAGAAACATATTTCCAATTCACTTTAAAAAAGCTATTAAAGCACAAATATTTAATCAAATTAGAAATATAATTCCAATTATAAATATTTTAAATTTAGTACTTATACTTAACATTAATTAATTAAATTAAATCAATTTTACATTATTAAAACAAAACAAACAACAATGAACAATTACGATAAGTCTTATGGAGACATTAATAACCATAAAGAACAAGATGATAAGGATAGTACATCCATTGATATAATTATTTTATTAATAATAATTACATCAGCCATTTTAATATGGGCAATCAGTTAACCAAAACAAATAACCTATGACAGTTATATTTTTAATACTTGCATACACAAGTGGTATAGTAAGTGAAAAATTAAGAAATTATTATAAAAGAAATAAAAACAAATAACGTATGAAAACAGCAATGCAAGAATTAATTGAAAGATTAAAAAATAATATTGAACAAATGCCTAACGAAAAAAATACATTTACACAAGGATATAAAGCAGGTTTATCTTTTGTAATTGAATGTGCTACGAGTTCACTTGAAAAAGAAAAAGAGCAGATAATAGCAGCAGTTCGTTATGGTCAAAATAACTATAAGGAAAATGTATATGAAGAAGGTGAACTTTATTATAATGAAATTTATAATAGTGATGCCCCATTTATTAAATCGTCAATCCCCAATGGGAATATTAAATTAACCAAAACAAATAACCTATGAAACTTTACACAGAACAACAAGTAAATAAAATTTCTTTACAATCAAAAGATTGGGGAAACTATGATAATTCCATTACACCAATTGAAATATCAGATAATCAAAACATATACACAGAACAAGAAATAAAAGAAACATTAAAAAGAATGGGACTTGACTTGTTAGTAAATGAATTTTTGAAAAAAGCTGAACCAATAGAATTTAACCAAAACAATTACTTTACTCAATGTAGTGAGTAATTTTACTCAATGCAATTCATAATGTGCAATTAATGACGCATTTTGCAACCATTGGTGTCATAAAAGGCACTTTATGGTGGATGTTTACTACAAAAAAAAGCCCCTCATCCTAGAAAGGAAAGGGGGTAAACCATTAAGTCTATGAGCAACAAATATACATAAAAAACCCCTAGCTTTTTACACTAGGGGAGTCAAACTATGAATCACAAACCAAACAACCTAAATTGAACCATCCTGTAACGGCTCATCGTTACTATCATCTACTTTACGATACCCTTCTTTCCACAGGACTTTGGTCAAAGTTATTGATTTCTTAATAATCGCTAATTCACTATCAGTTGGATTAAGTATATGTAAAATCTCGTGTATCATTATTTCTAGGTGCTTTTTGCCCTTTAATCTAGGGTCTAAATAAATGTTGCCATCACTTTCAGCAATGCCGTGTGCTTGTTCCCTTCCAAGTTTCTTGTATATGATTTTAATTCTCACGCTTTTAATATTGCTTCATCAGGTCGTTCAATCTCTTTAACTTGTATTCTTTGCCCACCTCGTATTTTAGCCAACATTCTTGTTACCGAATCAACTTCGCTTAACATCTCCTGATACTTTTTTACTAACCAGCTTTCTTGCTCGTTTAAACTCCACTTGCTAAATCCTTTAGGCATTTTCATTAGAATACTTTATTTTTTATTATCCTTTTGTTTTGAACTCTATAATCACCACTTGTTTCTTTCTCTAATATAGCAAATCCTTGATTGTATTGGTCAACGTGCTTACAATATTCTACGTTAGGGTGCATTAAATGACCTGTTGTCCAAGTTGTAAAGATTTCCCCATCAAACTGATTCTTGGTCGTAAATTCGCTTGTACGATGGCAATGCGATGCAATGGCTGATTGCTTAACTCTATCAAATAAAGTTTTAGCTGGACTTACACCTGAACCTCTTTTAAATGTTGTATCTCCGTGAATAATCGGTAAATGCCCAAACTTAATATGGTCTATATCTTTAATTGCTTTTATGCCAAACGCATTAAGCCTAAAAATATCTTCTATTTCAAACAAATCTATTCCTAACAGTTCAGGTGCTTTTGTCCTCATATACCTTTGGTATCTTGCTTCGTGGTTTGCATCAAGGTTATAGTAAATAACAATATCAGGAAATACTTTTCTTATGTAACCTAGCATCTCAAGAATAGACTCGTATTCCTCATCAAACTTTCTTATTCTTGGGTCTTTTTGGAAATCACTCAATTGATAAAAATCAACAAAGTCTCCATTGATAAATAAAGTATCAATTCCCTCTTTTGTAAGGTACTCAAAACAAATATCTATTGCGGTTGGGTCGTGGAACGGAACTTGCAAATCACTAATAAAGCCCATTTTCTTGATTCCAATTGGTAGTGTAAATACTACCTTTTCCTCTACCCAAGTTGGCGGTTGTACAAAGTTTTGACAAGTCCTTTTAAATTCATCGTGGAACTCTTTATTGGTGGATTTTACATTTCCTAACTTACCCCTGTAATATCTTATTAGGCTTCGGATTTGTTCTTTATCGTCAAAGTGATTTGAGTTTTCCTTGTATATTAAAGATGCAAGGGTATGCGATGGCATCCACGCTGGATACTTCACCAAGTAGTCATTAATGATTTGACCACTCATAGTTTGTTTGCTTCCAGCCATATTGTTTGTGTTTGTTTATGCCATTGAATCACGCACCATATCCGCCTCTGCTTCCCTTCTAACAACCAACCCGTCAAGTCCACGATTTTCCCACAATCTTTTACTTTTTTCAATTTGCTCTGCAATACCTTCATAATCCTGTTTAGCTATCAAATCAACTATTGCCCTCATTTCTGCCCTTGAATCTCCTTCCAATTTATTACCCCTGTTATAAATCATTGAAACCAAAGCACCTTTAGTGTCATCGTTTAATAAATCCATATTAGGGTAAATTTTCTTTGTCATTGCGTAGTATCTAGGTAATGAACTCTTAACGAAAACTTCGTATGCCGTATTGTACGGAATCCTAACATTTAATATCTCCCCTTTAAGCATCGCCTTTGCCTGTGGTCCTTTTATACCTATTGTTGGTCTTAAAGCATTAATAAAATTCAAATTAATTACACCTGACCAATCAAGCATAAATTGTTTTTCGGTAGTATAACCCATATCAAATCCAAATCCTATCGTAACCCCGCTTTCACCACCTGCCCAAATTGGACCTTGTAATTTATTGTCGTAGTATGCCCTACCCCCAACTTCGTGTTGGATGATTAATTCTATGGCTCGTTTTGAAATCATATATTTTTATTTTTTCTTTTTTCCCAACCTATAAATGCAGATAATCTCATTTTATCTTTAGTTTCTTGTGATGCTTTAAACCCTAATTTTAAATTTCTTAATTTTTCTTTTTGTTCATCGCTTAATACTCTATTTTTCATACGCAAACTTGTTTTTTCACGCATTGAATCAGGCATTTTTCTACCTTTATTAATTTTACTAATCTTGTCTTTATACTCTTGTGTTTGAAAATGAGACCTATTAAATTTACTATAATCTTTAGATTTATTAGCTTCCCCTATTTTCTTTTTTGCTTCTTCAGTATGTTTACCCCCAGAATTGCCATCACCACCATCGCTAATATTAACCAATATACCTGTTTTATTTATCTTCTTACCATATAAAGATATAAACTCAATTTCTTTTTGTTTTGCTATATCTTTTGTAAGATTATCCATTATTATTTCAACCTCATAATCAGTAACATTAACAACTCTATTCCAAAATATATTTCGTGAACTTTTAGAATATGCTCTTTGATAATTAGAATCAGTTCCTATACCAATATAAAATGGCTCGTTTTTATCTAATCTAATATGTCTATAAACATATGTCATATTAATCCTTTTTAAATATTTTCTCTGCCGTAGTTAAACCTAAACAACCAAAAGCCAAACTAGCAACTGCGTAAACCAAAGCCTCACTAGGTGCTTTACTTAACTCACTAAATGAATTGTGGTACATTGTAATACATAACGCTACAACGCATAGTAACCCACATAAACGCTTCATAGATAACCTACCATTATCTTCGGTAAAAAATTGCTTCATATTAATTAGTTGTATCAGTTTTAGTCTTACCCCAAAAGTTCTTTTTCTCTTTTATCAGGATTGTATCGTGAATGTAAATTGTATCAACTTTAAATTGACTTATTTCACTCTTTAGTTCACTAATTTCGCTTTTCATTTGATTAATGGTTGCAACTGCATTTGTAACTAATTGTTTTTCCTTTTTAGTTGCCTTTGCAAGAACTGTTGCAGATTTTACATTAGTTGCATTTACTTGCTTCATTAATTCCTCAAACTCAATATCCTTGTCAATCTTTTGAGCAGATACCCCACAACCAAATAAGAATAAAATAAATAAATATTTCATTAGTTAATCTTTTGAATTTTACCTAATTGCTCCAAAGTAGAAAGTTTAGTACTTGCTGCTGCTAAACTTGAATCACATCTGCGTAGAGCATTTGTAACCACATCCAGCCTAGTTTCTAGTTTCTCAATCTTTACATCTTGATTTTTAGCCTGACCTTGAAAGGTAGAACGCACATCAACATATAAATAGCCAATGGCTGCTAAAACCACAAACAAAGTACCTACAACAGGATTAGATGCAAATTCCTTAAATTTAATTGGTATCATATTATAACTTTTTGTAAATTCCTATTGAATATTGGTTTGTTGTAGCACCTAGCGTAAATAAGCCATTTTTAGGCATCTTAAAAGCTAACCCAAAGCCAAACCCTACTTTCTTGTCAAACTCCCTATAATCGCCTAAAACACCCCAATAAACGGCAAATTTAGAAGGTAGTGTCTTGGTAGTTTCTATTCTTATGGTTTTTTCTACGAAATGTCCTCCATATCCCCTTCCTAATATCTTGTTTTGACTGATGGTGTCGGAAATATAAACATATTGAGCAGAATCCAGCTTTAACGTATCGTAATACGCATATACTCGGTTATAATCGGATATGATACGAATTGTATCGTGAACCTCATCTATTTTAACGATTGTGTCTAAAACTACAAAAGGGATGCTTTCACCCCTCTTATATTTTACTATGTTTTTAACCTCTACGATAGTATCGTACTTCGTTATTACTATTGGCTTTGTTTCTTTCTTTGGTTCAAGAACCAACACTAAAACCGCTATTATCAATATGGCAGTTATTATGTCCTTCATCGGTCTTGTTTGTTTTGCAATGCAATAGAAAGTTTATTTATTTGGTCAAGGATATGGTCTAGCTTTTTATAGATTTGGTCATCTTGCTTTTCAACCATACTCACACGGATTTCTAATTCTTTTAGTTTAAGGCTTATCTTAACGTAGATTCCGATTAAACCAGCAATGATAATGATGGCTTGACCAATAATAAATAAAGTTGTGTTCATTACAATTCTTCTTCTTCTTCTTTAATAAATGTGATACCTGTTGTCCAATCCTCAAGGAATGTAAAATGCTCTAAACCTTGTGGGTTAACCACTTCAATCTTTTTAAACTCAAACTCCTTTTCGCCTAGTTCTTTGATTTGCTCTTGTAGTTTCTTAAGTCCTTCTTTGTTAAACTTGTAATCTCCATCTTCTTTAAGTATTAACACACCATCTTTGTCGGTGGCTGCGTTGTCAAGTCTTAACTCTTGTGCTTTAGTTGCGTATTCCTCTTGATAAGGTTTTAGCTTTTCGGCAAATTTTAGTAACTTTTTAATAACCTTTTCTTCAGGGTTACCTTGAATGTTGTTGATTTGGTTGATTACCTCGTTGATTTTTTTGTACTTCATAATGTTTGATTTTTTACAAATATAGTTAATTGTTATAGGTTTTCTTTATTACCATTTTTTTCTTTTTTCATCATCAGTTTTTAATCCTATTAATATTGCTATTATAAAAATTATTATTAAAGGTATTG